TGCTGTGCCACCTGTACTACCTGATGTTTCAGTAATATTGTACTGTATACCATTTATGAAACAGGTAGCTTTTCTATCACTATCAATACTAATTTTTAAATGATAAGGTGTATCGGCTGCAACAGTAACTGGAATTTGACTGATATAGTCAGTTCCACCAATACTGTGTATTAAGTGCCAAGTAGTAAAATCATCAAATGCTTCACTGTTAGTAGCGTCTGTTTGAAACTTAAAAAAGATTTGGTTAGCATCAGTTGCAACTAATTGGTCATTAGTTAACTTTAAACCCGCCCAAACTTTTTGATTATCAATGGCAGGCAATGAAATTGAACATTCCCATTCTACTGAGTTTTCAGTTCCCCATTTAGTACCGCTCCAAGCTGTCTGGTTAGTATCTAAGTGAGGTAAAAGAATTGCTTGATCTTGATCCGCACCCGCAGTTGTCATTAAAATACCACCGTGTGTAGATGAAAAAGTAGTCAGAGCGGTTGTCATGTTAGTACCTAATGTTTCAAAGTCTCTGTTAGCAATAACATATGCCGCTAGAGCTGATGCGCTATCGGCATCTGGATCAATAATTGAAACAGCATTAAGTGCAGGTTTCTTTTTAAACCACTCTTCTAAATAATATTTTCGTGCATCTTTTACGCCTGCACCAAAAGTTCTGTCCTGAATTAATCCTGTAGTTGTATTTTTACTTACAAGATCAAAATTGTTTTCAGACCGTACTGGTCCTGAAAAAGTTGAGTTGCCCATGTTTATCTCCTTGTCTTGGCAAATGTCAGCCACACCATGTAACTGTCAAGGTAGTTTAATTATACACAAAAAAAAGAGGGCGACAAGAGCCGCCCTCAAATATTTAGGTTTTGAAGGA